AGCATATCCTAAATATTTACGTGTTCCACCTCTACCTATAAAATTAGATAACACTGCTATATCCTCTTTACTATATGGAAAGTTTTTTATTTGAGGTGAGTAGTCATTATATAAATCATTAGCATCTTGCAATAGTGGTGTAGTTTCTGAAGCTTCAAGTCCATCATAAAATCTTCTTTCAAAAAATTTATTTTGAGCTACTGTATCTTTTACAAAGTCCTTACGAGTTCCAGGATAATCATTTTTAATTTCACTAAATCTCTGACCATACAATCCTGTAGCTGTAGATTCTGGATTCCACATAAGTTTCCCATCTAAACTTTCTACATTTCTAACAGCTCTTCGAACACTATCAAAATCTACAAATTCAGGATCATATTCAATCTCATCTTTGAGATTGTCCATAAACCCAGGATATTTTTTTCTTTGCTTACTCCAATCAATTGCTTTACCATTTTGAGCTTTCTTAGGTTCTTCAGGAGTTGTTGTAGAGTTACGTGAATACATCATACCTGATGCACCTGGAAGACTTCCTCCCATAGCAAACTTATCTAACCAACCACCATTTTTAAACTGTCCATCCTCTCTAACAGGACCTATCATTTGAGATGCTGCTGCTGTACCAATAGCTCCAGGAACTATAGCTTTGTATATGTTACCAGATTCGCTAAACATTCCGTCATTCCTGTAAATTGACTTTAGATCATTACTATTAAAAAATACTTTAGTGTTACCAGGAATAGAAGCTGCTTTAGGTCCAATGTTAGGACCATAATCTAAAATGTTTAAAGCTTCAAAATTATCATAACCTTGTGACAATGCTCTTTGAGCTTGATTATTTATTGAAAGATTTCTTGGAGGCATTGTTTTTGTTACAGTACTTTTATATACACCAGAACTTAGTTTTTTGTCCCCACTCCAAGGTCTACCGTTATAATCTAATACTTTAGTGTTATTGCCTCTACCTATTAAGTTAAACATATGTTCAAAACCATAACTTCTTGATTGATCTTTATTAGGAGACGTAAATATTAAATTAGGATGATTTACTCCACTTATTTGTCTGCTACCTTTTGTAGCATCAAATGTACTAAATGGACTATTGTTATTCTTTAACCAATCAGAGTAGGTGCGATTTGTTTTAGTTGAATGATATAATATTTCTGGAGAATTTAGAAACTTTTTATAAGCTTCATCTGCTTCTTTTGAATTTAGACCTTTAGTATACCACTTTTTAAAATTCTTACTTCTGCTTTGTATAAAAAACTCTTCAGGTCCAGTAAATTCACTTCCATCAGAATTCTTCATCCATGAACCATCAGCTTTACTAGATTTTTCAATAGCATTATACTCTTTCATTAATGCTTTATTCTTAGGAATTTCTTTATTCCATTTAGCCCAATCTATATATGACTCAACTTTCTTAGCACCTTGATACATATTCTTTATCAACTTGAGTATCTTACCAGCTTGAGCTTTCTCTATCCCAGCTCCATCAATTGCTTTTAAAGGCGTAGCACCATTAGCAATAGCTCCAAAGTATTTCTTTTGCTTTGCTGTAAGAGGCTTACCTTTTACGTAACCATCTTTAAGTATCTTTTTAGCTTTAGCTGCTGATAAACCTTTTGCCATATTATTTATATGATATTTGTGAAGGTGTTACAATAAACTGACTTATTATATGCGTGGTTGATTTATTATCAAGTATGTGTCTCACCTTTAGGTTCTTAGCTCTAAGTGTTGACTTTTTAAATGATCTAGGTCCATAGTCCATATTATCTTGATTGACTTCTTTATCAAATGATAATGATTTACAAGATGTTAAAAATAAAGGTAACTCATCATTTTTCTGAAGAGCCCAGAATGTATTATACTGATAAAAACTATCTGTCTTTGAATATGTAATAGTTTTACTATCTGTATTTAATATAGGATATTGTAAATACTCTGATAGATTATTTTCAGGCTTTGGTACTAGATTTAAAACACCTGTTGATTGTTGACCATTATATAAAATAGCTTTATTAAACCATTGATTATCAACTTGCACTTTTCTGTTTGTATCAAAAGATCCTGTAGGTGCTGGTAGATAATTATAAACTTTACTATAATCTTTTACATTCTGTAATATCTCATCATGGTATTTATATGAAAAAGGATACTCTATAATATATGGTTCTATATTATTATAATAATAATTATAAACAGATGTATTTTTTAAATGTGTCCAAACACATCCTGTCTTAGATTGTGAAAAGTCTGAATCTGCCCACTCATCAGTGGTTATATCTTCAAACGGAACATATTGTTCAATTTTACAATTACCTGAAGAAACTACAATAACAGTTGTATCATCATCACCCACTGACATTGCAAATCCATTTTCCATATCCTCTGAACTAACATTTTCTATTAATGGATTTCTATCTGTATCCAATATAGTAAAAGGTCCTGAACCAGGTGGAGCTGATAATAATTTTATATTTATTATATTGTTTGCCATATTTTATTTTCTTATAAACACGATCCTATTAATGTTGCTCCTGGTATTGCTACACTTGCACACACATTAGATGTTTGACCAGAAGGTACACTTAGTAAAACTTGTTGACCGTAGCAATCTGTGTAATACAATGCTGTTGGTCCAGTTACTTCGTATCCATTACAAGTTGATGATAATGTAGTAGTTGTAGTAGTAGTTGGTGCAGTGGTTGTAGTAGTAGTAGTTGTGTTATTAATAGCACAATTTAAAAATGTTGAAGACACTGCTCCACTTATTACATCATAAGGAAAGTCTGTATAGTTTCCTGAACTAGTAATTGTTCCATCAGATTTTACAATATACGTCAATACATTATTATAATCACTAGAATCAATTAATCTAATTAAACATTCACACTCGTAAATAACAGTAGCTCTTACAGTACCTATATTAGTATCTAAATCTACATTTCCGTCAGAATAATTATATTGTGTTAAGTAATAGTCAGAAGAAACAGTATCTTGAGAAACTAATACAAGTTTACCTGTTGAACTATATAACAAGTTACTAATAACTATTCTATTAGCTTGTATTGCAAATTTTGATGATTGTGCAGCTGTTGTTGTTGTAACATCTATTTCTACAATTTCTTGAGGAGATGTACTTACATCAACTCCTAATAACAATGTATTGCTAATTGCAATATTACCTGCTATGTTTGGAGTTGCCCCATAAGTAATGTCTCTGTTAAATGTAGCGCTAAATGGAGATAGTGTAATATCCCATTCTTTTATATCTGCATCTATAGTCCATAGTTTAGTTGAAGTCCAAGCAACTCCTGCTGTAGCAGAACTTACATAACCTGGAACAGTTACATATCCATCTTTTTCTAAACTAAGATTAGAAGTTGTTCCAAGATTTATAACATACATATCAGTAGATGTAGTATTTATAGCAGAACAACATTCAATTATTCCTGGAGCCATTGTTGTAGTTGTTGTAGTATTTATACAATAATCACAACTTACTATTTCATCAATAACATTTTGTGTATTTATATGTATTGCAGAAAATCTTTCACCTGTAGAAACGTCTGAATAGTACCAACCCTCTGGAAGAGAGTTACAAAAATCATCTTGATAATAAACTCTTGTTCCAATTAAAAGTTGACTATTATTAAAAGATTGTTGATATATTACAGGTATAGAAATAGGTAATGGTGGATTACCTGTAGGTAGCAACGCTTCTCTTAAAACTTGAGCGTTACAAACATCTAAATAAGAACTTGTAGTTATAACAGGAGACTCTCCTGGTATTTGATAACCCTCATTAAAATTTGCATATATTACTGGACCACTTGGTGGAGAACAGGTAGTTGTTGTTGTTGGAGAAGGGACTGTAATTAGTCCAGTACCTTCAAGTATACAATCTGTTTCAGTAAATGTCCCTAAATCCATAATACAATCTAAAGCTCTACCAGTAGTAGTAGTTGTCGTTATTCCTGCTGTAGTAGTTGTAGTTGTTATTGGATTTAAAGTAGGAGGCACTAATGGACCTGCAATTATATTAAAACCTCCACTCTTATCTTTATCAGTTGTTACACAACATTCATTTGTACCTGAATAGAAAAAGTTGTTCTCTCCAATATAAAAGTTCGGAAGATAAGAATGAAAAGATATCCAACTTTTACTATTAAAATCAAAAGACATTGTCCAAGACTTATTACAAAAGTATTCAGGATCATCAAGATATACAACTCTTCTTGCTGTTACAGGAACATCACTTTCTACAGGAGGATCTGGAGCATCTGGTACATTTGGAGCTGAAAGATTTTTATAAAACTCATCTTTTACAGCATCATATTTAACACCACCATCAATTGGAATATAATCTAATTTTGTTATAATTACTCTCTCAAACTTACTATCATATACACCATGTAATCCAATACCATTAAAATGATTATCAGTTGATATTTCAGGAAAATATTCTAGTATTTCAAAAGGTAAATGATCTGTCATAAATCTATTTACACCAGAACCATACCCAGTAAGATCTAACACCTTAGCACCTTGTACTAAAAATACTTGACCTCTTTTTGCATCTACAGTTATTTGACCTTGTGGTATTTTTAGTAAGAATTTATTTTGTGCTCCTACATAACCAAGATCTGTTTCAGCAAAATCAATTGGTGGTGATCCATCAAATAAATTAGGATTACCTATATAAGCAGCTTGAGGGTTACTTGTATCAATAGTTAGCAAGTTGTTATACAGCAGTGATTTGTTTTCAAATCGTGCAAGTATTGCTTTGTTTTGAATACCATCTAATGATGTAAGGTTTCCATAATTTTGAGGAAAGTCATGGAAAGAAAGTGCTCTATAAACTAACCAGTTATTTACTCTAATGTCAGCACTTGCTGTAGCTGGATCAGAATAAACAGCTCTAAAAGGATACACTGTAAAACACAAATCATCTTTCCAATCAGAAGGAAGGTGTGTAAACACATTCTCTTTATTTTGTTTAGAGAATGTTACATTATAATAATATGTGTTATCTTGAACAATAGGTACATTTGTTTCTTGTAACCAATCATCAGGAATACCACTACTTACATGAGGCCAGAAGTCTCCTTCTTTATTATTAAATGCTTGACGTAAATCTGTATTGTATACTGTCTCACAATAAAAATTAGGAATACCGTACGCAAATAAATAAAAGTATCCATCATAAAAAGTTCTATAAGTACCTCCAACTGGCTGATCATTAATGTCTACAGGTGGATCTTCTCCTTCACGATCATCTGGATCATTTGGACAATCAAAATTATGAGCTTTAGTTGAAAAGAAATTTAAAGCAGTTGCACCCTCAATAGAAGCATCTTGTAATATTGATCTTGATGAATGCCAATATTTAGGATAGGCTACATTTCCAATCTCATCATAAAAAACATCACTATCATCAGGTGCTCCAACTCTATTATCTATAAAGAATGGAACTTTTGTTTTAAATGAAAATCTAGATATAAATGTATCTCCTCCAAATATTGTAGAGCTTCCTTGAAAAAAAGATTGATATCCTGTGTCAATTGTTTGGTAGGAATATATTTGACCGTATTGATTTTTTACAATATTTTTTATAGATCCATAATAAGAAACAACAGATAGGTCAACTTCTGATTGAGGATCTGGACAATTATCTGAACCAGAAATAGTAAATCTTGATTTATCTGTTATTATTGGATCACCAGGTATACCAATTGAATCTCCTTCAGTAGTTACCTGAAAAACAGCAGACATACCAATTGCTTCAAAAGGATCAAATATAGGATCAAGTTGAGGTCCAGTGTTTAATGCTGTAATAATTACTATATTACCTTGTTGAACAGCACCATATCCGTTATCAAGATTTTGAAAATAATTAGTAATTGTAAAAGCACATTCATCTATAGTATTATTTGGTGGTATTACAGGAACAGATATTCTAAAAGTTTCACCATTTAAAGTTATTTTACAATCTTCTAAATTATTCTCACCAATTACACCAGCATCTGGTGGAGTTCTTATAATTAATGTTACAACCTGTTGAATGTTTGCACCAGATTCTAATAAGGTGGGAGTATCACTTGGAAAAGGTAAAGGTGGAATAGTAGGAATATCTTTCTTATCATTCTTTCTAGTATCTACTGTTTTTATAATTACTGAGCTTTCTCTATTCCAGTTATTTATTTCGTGTTCTATTTTATCAACTGATTGAACTCCAGGTATCAAATATCTAGCAGTTTCAATATCTCTTTGTTTAATCCCATTTACATAGTCACCATCTCCAGGAATACCTACTTTTGCATTATTATTAATATCAAATGAATAATCATAATTAGCTCTAGAATTATATGACATTGCATAGTTCTTTCTAGTAATACCGTTTATATATATTGTTAGATATGTCTGATACACTGTAAAAACTACAGCTGGATCAAAATCATTTGTTATACCAGCAATATCTATAGCACTTCTTAATGCGTCTTTTTGAGCTTGCAGAGAAAGTAGTTTGTATTTAGCATTATCTTTAACTTCTACAAAATGACCTTTACCTGCTCCAAACATTACACTCTCAAGCTTTAAGACACTTCCTAAAAACGGTTGTCCAAAAGATGTATCTGGTGAGTTAAATATTTGTACATAATTTATTCCTTCTACATCTGTAAGTGGCTCTAATGGAATTTCTTCACCACAGTTTAATGTAGATCTTCTACTTTTTGTTCTACTATTCGCCCACAAGGAAGTAAACTTATCTGGTGAAATATTAATACCATTTCCACCATGAGCTCCTATTGCAATACCATCTGGAAAATTTTGAATAGATTCAACTTCATTTAAAGGATATGTTTCTGTAGGTAACGGTATAGGTCTACAATTAACAGGAGGTTGACACGGTTGTTCAATCCAACCACGTCTTGGTTTACAGCAATCACCAAATGGCCAAAATGTACCACAGTCACTTGTTCTTATAGGATCACCATCTAAATAACTATCTTTTTCTACTATTACTGTATATTTATCTGAAGTATTACCAGCTCCATTATCATCTAACCATATATCTCTTCTAACATTTCCATCAATGTTCTGATCATTAAATGGATCAAACCATTCAATTCTATGACCACATGTTACAAGTCCATGTCTTGTCCAAGCTTGCATTACATCATACTCAGCTGGACCTATTATCATTTTACCTGAAAGATATTTTGGTCTACCTAACGAACATATCTCTACTGTCTCACCTGGTTGTATTTTACCTGTAGTAGGTTTACTGTTTATAACACTAATATATTGATAGTCCCAACCAGAAAATCCTACAGGATCTTCACCTTCTTCTGGAGGTGGTGGTTCAGTAGGTTGATTCTCAGGGTATGCATTATAGTCATTAGGGCAATATATTAACCAAGACTTTGATTCTTCTGAATATGAGTTACTATCTTGTAATAAAAAAGGATCTGCATTTAGATCATTATATGGATAGTTTGGATATATATAATCTTCTCCCTCTCGATTATATTTACCTACATTTCTAAGTATACCTTTTGCTATTACAGACTTATTAGTTCCTCTATCTCCTCTTACAATTTTGTATCCAACTATTTCATCTTTTTGTTCTTCTGTTAAATTTGATGTTAGTATTAATAAAGATACTGTATTATCATCAAGTTTTACGCCTATTGGAAAAACTGCATCATCTTGCATTGCAGGAACAGCCTGACCGTTTGGATTGTAAACTATTGGTCCATTTTCTATAATAGGACTTACTAGTACATCTGGAAACTTATGATGTCTAATAGGAGTTCCTCCTAAATCTCCCCATACATCATTACATGGATATTCTTCTGTTGATTCCCAATATGCAAAGTCACCAAATTGATAAGGTCCTTTATAATCTAAATTGTTTGAGTCATAACCTGAAGAAAATGAGCTTACTGATCCTGTATTATAAACTTTCCAATAAGGTAAATACCCTATACCAGCTATGTAATAATCTGGCTCACCTATAAAATCACTTTGTGTTTCAGGAATAGGTGGAAGTTGTTCATTAAAACTTTTTTCTCTACCAGGAATATGAAAACCATCTGTTTGCTTACCATCTTTTAAAAGAAATACTATTTCAAATGCATACACTTCATCACGCATATATCCACGTAAATTTGCAGCATTTAACTCATCAGAGTAATTTTCAGTTGCTGGTATTCTATGTGTTTCCCACTGAAGTGTTATTTGATTTGCTATGGACTGATAATTAATTCTTTCTGCAGAAGTTAAATTATCCCATACAAGAATGTCTTGAACTGCTGTAACATCTTGAGCTACATCATAATATGGAAACTTTTCAAAGATGTCAGTGATAGCTAACTTTATAGGACTTTGATCTTGACCTGTATAAGTTACTTCTTTAACATTTTCTTCAATATTATATGTACCTACTAATTCAACTGAAGATATATTATTAATAGTTTTTATTACAGCTAAATTAAAATATTGAAATTGACCTGTTAGATCAAGATTAGATATTCTTACAACAATTGATTTACCAACAGTGTAATTAAAATTTACTGATGTTTTAAATTTATCTGCAATAGGAGTTGGATTGGTTACAGAATAATATGACGTGAGTTCATCACCATTTGCATCTGCGTACTGTATTGCAAATTGATAAGTACCTGCAACTAAATCTCCTATATTTTCTATTTTAATTACATCTAAATTAGGAATATCAAAATTAGGTTGTATTTTAATTTGATTGCAGTCTAATTCATTACCATATACAGGATCACAACTAGGTGTTCCTGCTATAAGTTTATAAGGAATGTTTTCTATATCTAGATATCTTCTAGAATTAACTCCATCTGTCCAATAAATCTCTGTTGTACAGTTTGTTATTCTATGTACAATCTTAGGTATTGGATTTGATATATTAAAGTTTAAACAGTCAGCATTTATTAATACACGATAGGTACAATCATTATTATCCATGAATCCTATTTCACTTCCTCCTGTGTCAGGATTTGCTAAAAAGAAAATATTCTTACTTTTTTCTGGAATAAAATGTTCTCCTATTAATCTGTATCCAGGAGTGAATACAAGACAAAACTCATTCCCAGGCTCATTCTGATAGTTTACAGAACTAGAGTCAAAGTTTTCTACAGCAGCGTTTAAAGCATACGTAAGTCTTCCAGGGCCAACTTGATCAATAGAGCTGTCTAGGTTTAATCCTGTTCTAGCAACTCCTGCATTTAATCTAATATTACCCTGCTTCTTTTTTTTGTCAGAATCTTTATTTGATTGCTGTTTAGCCATAGTTTTTAATTATTGCGTCTTCTTCTACTTCCGTATGAAGTTGTACGAGTTGGAAGTTCATACATATTAAATCTATTTAGATCTTTTTTTATTCTCCTTTGTTTTTCCCAAGGAGTTTGTTTTTTAACTTCAATCTCTGCTTCAATATATTTTTCATCAGCTATTGATTTATAATATGCTAACTTCTGTTGAAGTTGATTAAAAGTTTCGTCATTTGTTTGATTAGTTAATATCTCAAACACTTTAAATTTAATAAAAGCTTCTACATATTCAGTAATGCGATAGTTGTCAGGAAGTAATTGGTTTCCTACATCATCATATTCTGTAGCATAAAATAATAAATGAACTACACCATTTCTAAAGTTAGTTACAAATTTATTATCTCTAACATCAAATGAATCATAGCTAGCAGATCCAGGAGTAAATTCACGTACAGGAGGAGCAAAGTTATTCCAATCACTTCTGTAATTTACATCACATTGTTTTCTTGTAGATATATTACCTGGTTTTAATAGATAACTATGTCTATATGATCTAGCTATTTCATTATTAGTTTTATATACAGATTGAACTAATTCAGGCATACATGTACCATCACAACTTGGATGCTGACACTCAGGATTATTACAAGGTGTTCCTCCTATTGTTAGGGGTGATACTTGAATAGTTGTTGCATTTGCTGCTTGAGAATAAAAAGATGATGCAGCAGGATAAGGATTACCTGGTATTGCAGCACACATCCAAGCCTCTCTCACTGCATGAAAGTTATCTGGCAATCTTGCCTCAAAGTCTTCTATAAATAAAACTTGCTCACTAATTACGTAAGTGGTTCTTCCCAACTTCTTTAAACACTTATCTAAATATGTAGGGAATAATAAATCATCCACTGCACCAGTATCAAAGTAACTTTTAAGTTCTTCTTTTACAGTTGCGTAAACAGGCTCTGGTGAAATAAAATTGTATTTATAATAGTATGACATAACTTATTTTTTCCATTCGTTGTACATGTGTTGGTACTTTTTATCAGTCTTTATGTAATGAGATAGTAATCTTGATGTATTTCTAGAAGGCTTAAAATACCATAAAGCAGAGTTTCTAAATCTAGCAGACTCTTTAAACCATAACCATCCAAAAAAGTAACCTTCTGTATGATAGTTAAAGTTATATATAGCTTTTCCTTTCTCTCTAGTTTTTTGCCAATCAATAGGTAGATTTACAAACTCCTTACCGTTTACACTTTTAATCTTTTTTCTTTTCTTTTTATTTATAGAAAATTCTCCAAATCCACAGGGAAGTTTTTCTTTATCTCCTGTTTCTAAGATGTGGTGTTTAAATGCCTCGTTGAATGTATATATTATATTTCTCCATTCATCAAATGTTAAATTTACAAGAGGGTGATTCTTACAAAAGTTATTGTAGTTATCTTTACTTGCGCTTCTCCAATCAACAGAGACTCTAGACATCTATATAGTTTTTAGTTTGTAGGCTGTGCATTAGGTGCTTGACCATCTATACCCTCATTACTCATATCAGTTTTTATCTGAAAGTAAGTAGATAATAATTTAGTAGAAGTCATAGCTAGAACTTGCTGTTCTAAATAACCTGGTAATGCATATTCTTTATCTAGTGGATTCTTACAGTATTCTTCATCTGTATAATCAGGGCTTCCACAATCACAATCTGGATACATTATTTCATTAGGTACATCTTCTTCAAACAATGCTGCTATACGTAACATTTTTAATAATGGATTGCTTACATACATGTATCCTTTAGATATCCAAAAGTAGCTTTCTTTTTTAATTACAGGAAGTTTTAATAGATTTAAGTATCTATTTATTGTTATCTCCTTTAACTTAGTACCTGTTCCTCCCATTGCGTTTATAGAATAAACTCCTTGAATTACATATTGGTAGTTACCTTCAGACATTCTTGGAAGTTTATATTTTGTTCTTGCAACAGTACAATCATCTGCAAATTCACAACACTCAGAAATAGGAACCTCTACCATTTCCAAACAAGGAATAGTAGTGAATAGGGTATCACTAGCCCATAGTTTCCTTATATTAGTTTCTCTTTTTATTAAAGTTAATGCATTATTTCTAACTTCAGAAGCTATTGCTCTGTCAGTTATAAGTGCATCAGTTGATAAGATCTTGTGTGTTGATCTTATATCTGAAACTAATTTTCTTAATGTTGCCATAATTATATTCTTTGTTCAAATTCAGCTACCTTTCCCCATTGATTATCATAAACTAGAGCTAAGGCAGCTCGTACACTATGTACAAAGTTATTATCTTTATGCCATCTATCTGTACCAGATAAGCTAGGCATTTGTTGTATTCTAACTCCTTTTATTTCTTTAGCCATATAGTGATGCTTATCTCCTGTATGGACTTCTCTATATTTAGCTTTACCAAACATCTCTGAATATTTTGGATGTGTAGCAAATAATAATGGCAATTGATCTATTTTACAATTCCCATGATGGAATCCAATAAATGTTGAACCAAGTAATGTTCCTTTTATTAATCCTTCTTCTCTGATAAATTGTATATCATTATCATTAGAGAAGAATATATCTAACGCATGTGCTAAATAAAAAGATTTAGTTCTATCATGGTTACCTTGCACTAATATAACTTCTACAGTTATTGAATTAACCTTTAACATTTTAATAGTATCTGCTAATATAGCAAATCCTAGTTCATATTCAGAAGCATAATCTAGTATAGTATCTTGAGGTGTACCGTTTGTTGTTGAGTTTTGATAATTGTCTGTATGAAAAAAATCATTTGATATTGGAAATACCACTTTATTTATATCATATACTGATCTAACTTTATCTATTAAAGATTTAGCAACGTTAAAAAATCTCCTTGCTCTTGTAGAAGGATCATTATCACCATCAACATAACGCTTAGCTAAATGATAATCAGAAAGAGAAAGTTCAATATCTACAATATCTTTACTTTCATTTCTTTCTGGTGAAGGAATTGGAATGTAGTTAGACTTATAAGTTTGTAAGAACTTACTAAAATCTTCAATAGTGTAATCTTTTGCTTCTTTCTTTCTTGAGAATATTGAAGACGTAAATTTACCACTTGGTAAAACTTTAGACCAATAGTTAGTTATAACATATTTATCTAAATCTATCTTGTGTAGCTTTGCTAGCTCTATATCATCTTTAGGTTCAAAATCTAAAGTGAGTGTACTCTCTATTGTACCTTTTTCAGTACTTACTTTTTTAATAATTTGAAAATCTTCAGAAGGGAGTTTAGCTTTACTTAAAAACTGGCCACCTTCTTCTTTACCTCTTCTTCTAATTTCTTTAATTAATTCATCTACTTCATCTTCAGGTATCTGTAACTTTTCTGCATAAAACTTTTTACTTTTTTTCCAACATAGCATTTCTTGCAGTTGGTTGAGCAATTGTGGATCGTGAGACATTTTCTGTGTATTTAGTTAAATGTTGTAAAGATATGAAATTTATTTTGGATATTACAAATAAATTTACTAAGTGTGGTTATTCTTTATAATTAATTTAATTATAAATAAAAAACTCCTAGGGCTTTTACACCCCAGGAGAAGTCTTGTAAAACCAACAAAACAAGACTTTTATACTATTATATTTCTATTCCTATATCTAATGTGGTTCTACATGACCCTCTTGACTTAACTTTAACAAACTTTGTACCATCAGGTATCTTATCAGAGGCAAAGCCTGCAGATAGTTGTGCTCTAGTCACTCTTTTCGCAAAAGCTTCTGTAAAATCATTTATATCAGAATATAAATCAAAATTTCCAGTGTCTGTTCCTAGTTGTGCTATTTGTATTAATCCTGTCATATTTTATGAGCATTGATATATTGCGGTTATTATTCCAGTGCCATCAGATTTTATCACAGCACCATAAGTGTAAAGAAGATTAGGAGAAGAAACACGCTGATAAGCACTACCTGTTCCAGTATACGGAGTTCCATTTGTATTAAGTATTATGTCTCCAACAGCAAGTAGTCCAATAGAAGCATTTTGAATAAGTATATTAGTATCTAAAGTTAAGCCACAAGATGCTAATCCTCCACCAGAGCTCTGACTAGAAAGCTGACCACTTATTGTAGGTGCAGTAGTTGTACTAGTGGTTGTTGGATCAATACCTCTTCCAGTAACAGTACATGAAATTTGTTGACCAGAGTTTGAGTATCCTGATGGTACATTTATAATTACAGTGTAATTTTGAACACCAGATTGATAAACAGAAGGGAAAACATTAGCTTCTGTTCCTTCATCTAAATTAACAACTATAGGGTCACCTGTTATACCAGTAGGAATTACTGGATTTGCAATTGCACAAGTAAATAAAGGTAGTGTGGTGGTAGTGGTAGTTGTTGGATCAACAGCTGTTCCACTAACTTGACATGTAATCACATTACCAGAATTAGAATATCCTGGAACCGTAACTTTTAAATCTACATTATAAATATTAGTACCAGATAGAAATAATGAAGGACTAACTCCATTAAGTGCTCCTACAGTTAGTGTAATATTATTTATTACTGGCTGACCAGTTATACCATTACTAATTGTAATAACTGTATCTGCACAAGTAAATAAAGGAAGTGTAGTAGTAGTAGTTGTAGTTGGTATTGCTGTTGTAGTTGTAGTTGTTGTAGGAGCTACTGTTGTTGTAGTAGTTGTGGGAACTGCAGTGGTTGTGGTAGTTGTAGTTGGTGCTACAGTAGTAGTTGTAGTGGTTGGTGCTGCTGTTGTAGTTGTTGTTGTAGGCCCTGCTGTTGTTGTAGTGGTTGTCGTTGGAACTGCTGTTGTAGTAGTAGTTGTTGGAGCAACTGTTGTTGTTGTTGTTGTAGTTGGTGCAGCGGTTGTAGTTGTTGTTGTTGTTAAACCTTCAGCAGAACCAAAACAAGTTATATTAGTACCTGCATTATTATATCCTGAAGGTATTATAATAGTTGCTTCATAAATGTTAACACCTGCTGAATAAACTAGAGGGCTAAAACCTATTATAGAACCTAGAGCTACACTACCTGTTACTACATCTCCAACTATACCATTATCAACTACAAGATTTGCAATTGTACATGTAAAGTCAGGTAGAGTTGTAGTGGTGGTTGTAGTTGGTGCTATAGTACCAGTTGCAAGATCAGAGCAATCTAAAAGTTGTCCAGAATTGCTATATCCAAGTGGAATTAATATAGTTGCTACATAACTATTTGTTCCAACTAAATAATTTGGAGGATCAAATTCCTGTATATTTCCTAAAATTACTGAACCTACTACAGGTTGACCTTCAAGCCCATTGTTTATTGAAAGACCTGCATCTATACAAGTAAATTCAGGACTTGTAGTAGTTGTTGTTGTTGTTGGTTCAACATCTCCTGAAAAAGTAAATCCTACATCACCATCTCCTGTATTCATTGTATAAGCTGGAGCCATTTGAGTTATTAATTGATTAACACCTAATGGCTCTACATCATCTGGTTGATATAGTAATCCGTTTTTAAGTATTCCATTTACATATTTAAAAATACCACTTCTAACATTAGTTATTGTTGCATTTATAACCTGACCGTCAGTTAATGTTAAAACACCTGATTGAGAAGTGTTACCTGGACTAATTGATACATCTACAACAGTTGAAGCATCCGCTGTTATTATTAAATTTACTCTATCTATTTCAGTAGGAGTGTTTGTAACTAAACTCCAATTAAGATCAAATGGAGGGAGAGTAGTACTAGTAGTAGTAGTTTCTATAGGTAATGTAGTACTACTTGTTGTAGTGGTTGTTGGTGAAGTACTGGTAGTAGTTGTAGTTGGGCAATTAGTTGGTAAGTCTATACAATTAGTACAATCACCTACAGAACAAACTCTAATAATAGTTGCACCTAAAGGAAGCTCTACAATATAACCAAGTAACATATCATCAGTAGGAACTTGTGTTCTAAAAGGAGAAGCATATCCATCTGCATCTGAAAATAAATCAAATGGTCCAGCTAAGCCAGAGGGAGGAATTGTTATGGTTATTTGTATTAACATATCTTAAGGTATTGTGGTAGTGGTTGTTGGTTCTGGTAGAGACTTTAATGAAATATCTATAAAATTAACACATTTATTAGTAGATTGAACTCTTACTACATTAGTATAATCTGGAACTAAAGAAGTAGTATAACCATTCAATAATGAAACTTTACTTACGTTTATTTCAAAAGCAGTTTGAAAACCATCAACATCTGAATATAGTTCAAAGTTACTGGTATCAGTACCTGCAGTAGTTAGTGTTAATAATACAGTCATAATTATGGACAGCAATTATTGTTAATATTAGTTATTTGATTATTTATATCAATTATTTGTTCTTTCATTGCAGCAATATCTTGAGTGTTTTGAGCTTGTTGAGTTTGTAAATCACAAAGAAGAGCATCTATTTTTGATAGTGCAACATTCAATGTATCACAAGCTTCTACATTTGAACAAGGGGTTGTTGGCCCATCATACACAACTGTGCTTGACAAAGGTCCATTTGTTCCACATGAATTTGTAGAAGAGTTACAAGTTGATGTACATCCGCAAGGACTATTTAAAACTACACCAGTGCAGCAAGGGTTTACAGGTAAGTATGCCATTTTGTTTTTATTTTAAGGTAAGTAAATTATATAATATCCTGCTCTTCCAGGCTGATAGTTTTGATGAGAGTCTCCTCCACCTGTATCATTTATAGCTACTACAGTATCAACGGTTTGTGTTACAGGTTGGTTATTACTAATAGGTCCACTTGTTTGACCAGTAATTGGTGTTTCCTGAGTCAAAGTAGTTTTTATTGCATAACTCCCAAATGATCCAGAATTATTAAAAGGTGTTAAACTACTAACTCCAGGAATATTATCATCTGTACCATTTGCTGAATTTCCAAAGATCTTGTGAGTATGAGTACTTGGATTTAATG